CCGCCATCATGGCACCGGCAGTGGACAAAGTTCTGGGCTACAGCTGCCGCCGCTGCGCCTACCTGCACTGGTGGGAGTTCATCGGGGCATTTGGCTGCATCGGGGACGGCCAGTTTGCGCAGGTCGTCTCCATCCGCAATAAGCGCCTGCACGGCAAAAAGCTGGACAAAGCCGAGCAGGAATTTGTGCGCAGCAATCCCGATCTGGTCACCCTGCCCAAACACAAGCTGACCAGCGCGGAAGAAGAATTTTTCAAAAGTCTGGGGGTGTAATTTTTGGCTGATGGGGCGATCATTCTGGATACCAGAATCAACAATAAAGGCGCCTATGCCGAGCTGAAAGAGCTGCAGGCCAAGGCCAAGAGCACCGCCCAGCAGGTTGCTGCGCTGGACAGGCAGATCAATACCGCAAACAGCAAGCATCTGGCGCTTGGGAAAGAGCTTTCCGATGCCCAGAGCAAGGCGGAATCCACGGCAGCAGAGCTGGAAAGCGTGAATGAACAGCTGCGCAGCTTTGTGCAGCGCCGCGCCGCGATCGAGAAGCAGCGAGATTCATCCCTCACCCCGGAAGCTGCAAACCTGAAAGCCCAGGAGTTTGTGGGCCAGCATTTTGCCAGCGACGCGGCCAAAGCGTCGGAGCTTCAGGGTGCGCTGGACAAGCTGCAGCAGTCCATTCCCGGCCTGACGGCAAAGTATACCGAGCAGGAAAGCGTTCTTTCCGACCTGCAAAAGCAGCACGCGGCGCTGGCCGCACAGCTGGCGACCGAAGAGCAGGCGGTAACCCGTCAAAGCAGCCTGGCGGGGAAAACCCAGATTGCCGCGACTGCCGTTGCGCGGACCTCCAAGGCTGTGGGGCAGCTTGGCCGTAGACTTGCAGGTATTGTGTCGGGGGCACTGGTATTTAACCTGATCTCCTCCGCCCTGCGCTCCGTGGTAAACGTGATGGGAACCACGATTGCCAAAACAAACGGGGTAAGCACCGCGCTTGGCAAGTTAAAGGGTGCCGCAGCCACTGCTGCCGCAGGGCTGGCTTCCGCGCTTTCCCCTGCGATTATCGGGTTGCTGAACCTTCTCACCTCTCTGATCAACGGCTTTCTTCGTCTGCTTTCTCTCCTGACCGGGAAAAGCATCTCCAGCATGAAGCAGACCGCCAAGGGGATCAACGCCGTTGGCAGCGCCGCCGGATCCACCTCCAAGCAGGCCGACAAGGCCAAGCGCAGCCTGGCCGGGTTTGATGAGATCGAGCGGCTGGATGCCAAGACAGGGAGCAGCGGCGGAGCAAACTATAATTTTGATCATATTGCCAGCCCTCTGGGCGGGATCACGGACAAGCTGAAGAACTTTTGGAGCACCTTCCAGACGCTGCTGGCCCCCAGCGTTGCCGCATGGAGCGCCGCATGGGAACAGATACGGAACGCGGCCAGAGCCGTCTGGCCGGAGGTTCAACAGGCAGCGCTTGCTTTTTGGAACGAGGGGCTTTCCCCACTGCTCACCTATCTGAGCGGCACGTTTGCCCCTGGTGTGATCAATGCGTTTTCGGAAGCGTTTGCCCCCATTGTGGGCGGTGTTGCTTCCACTGCCATTTATGTCCTGGCCGACCTGTTCACCTGGGCATGCGGAATTGGCACGGACGCCATCAATGGTGTGCTGATCCCTGCGCTTGACCTGCTTTTGCAGATCTGGCAAGACCTGATGAGCGGCATCAAAACCGCCTGGGATACTTACGGGCAGCCCCTTATGGACGGTGTGATCCTTGCGTTCCAGAATCTGGAGGATCTGGCCACCCTCCTGTGGGAAACCATTGTCAAGCCAATCCTGCAGAACCTGATCAGCGTTCTGCAGCAGTTGTGGTCCTCCCATCTCAAGCCCCTGTGGGATGACATTCTTTTGCTGGTGGCAAGCGTTGCCAACTGCCTGCTGGACCTGTGGAACAACCTGCTGGCCCCGGTGGCCAAGTGGATCATCGCCACATTCGGCCCCGCGTTTGCTGAGGTATTCAACGCCATTGCGGACGTTGTTGGCGTGGCCGTTGGGGCTATTGCGGATGCCATCGATCTGGCCATTGTTGTGCTGCGTGGGCTGGCGGACTTTTTAAGCGCCGTGTTCCGCGGCAACTGGGATGCTGCCTGGCAGGCCATCGGCAACACGGTCAACACCGTCTGGGATAAGATGACGAACGCCATCAAAACCGCCGTCAATGGCATCATCGGCTTCATCAACCGGATGATTTCCGCCGTTGTCACCGGTATCAATGCGGTCATCAACTCGCTGAATGGCCTTTCGTTCGACCTGCCGGACATATTCGGCGGCGGGCATGTCGGGTTTCATATCAGCACCCTGACCGCCCCGCAAATTCCCTACCTGGCGCAGGGCGCGGTCATCCCGGCCAACCGGGAGTTTCTGGCCGTGCTGGGCGACCAGAACCACGGCACCAACGTGGAAGCCCCGCTGGATACCATCAAGCAGGCTGTGGCCGAAGTCATGGAAGATTTGCAGGCAGGCCAGATGGCGGGCTTTGAAGCCGTGGTTTCCGTGCTGCGGGAGATCCTCTCCGCCGTGTACGGCATTGAGCTGACCGACGAGGACGTAGGCCGCGCCGTACAGCGCTGGCAGCGCAAACAGGCCATTGCAACAGGAGGTGTGTAACGTGACCCTGACCAATCTGTTCCAGATCGATGGCAAATCCCTGTACGCACCGGACTGCGACACGGGATTGCGGTCCAATTTTCAACCCGTGCGTGAACGCGCACACCTTCTAACTCCTAACTAAACCCAACGGAGGTGTATACATGCATCAATCCTACCTCACTTTTTCAAGCGACACCGAGCTAAAGGACGGCTCCCTGCAGGATGCCCGCAACCTTTTGTCTCTTGCTCTATCCGGCCTGGCCGAAGCGGCCGATGAAACGACCCTGCAAACCGTCGGGGCTGCCGAATATTTTTGCCGTTACGATCTGCCGCAGTACCTCTCCGTCCTGCGCGCCGCCATGGATACGCTGGACAAGGTGCAGCAGGGTGCGCAAGCCCCGGAGGAGCGCTCATGACCACAACCGCAAAAATTGAAGAGCTCCAAAAATCCGTCATCAACGCCATCAACAACAGCTGCCTGCACCCTGCTGTGGTGCGGCTGGTGCTGCTGAACGTGATCTCGATGGTGGAAGCCAGCGAGAGAGAGGTAAACAAAAAGGAGGAAGAAGCCACAAGATGACAACACATACCATTACCCTTGCCCGCCACACTGCGCAGGTGGTTGGCCTGATGGGCGTGCTGGTGCTGGGAACCTGGGACAGTTACGGCACGGAACAACTGCTGCTGCGCCACGGCCCGGAGTGGGAGGGCCTTGCGATCGATGCCACGTTCCATAACGTCCCCAACGATGAGGGTGTAACGGTATTGGCGGACACGGACGGCCTTGTGACCGTCCCTCCGGAAGCCTGTATGCGAGCATCCAAGTACGCAACCATCACGATCCGGGGCGTGCAGGACGGTGTACAGCGCATCAGCTGCAATCTGCCCTACATGGTGCTGGATCACGCGCAGGTGCCCGGTGCCAACAGCACCGCCACTCCCAGCGAAAATGCCCAGGCCCTTGCCCAGATGCAGGATTTGCGGGACGGCGCTGTAGATGCCAAGAACCAGGCCGAAGCTGCCCGCGATGATGCCGCCCGCAGTGCCGTTGCCGCCAAGGAATACGAAACCGACGCGGGCCAGTCTGCCACTGCCGCCAAAACGGCACAGAGTGCGGCAGAGACGGCAAAAGCCGGTGCGGAAACGGCACAAAAGGCCGCTGCATCCAGCGCCAGCAGTGCAAGTACATCCGCAAGCACTGCGACGACACAGGCAGCGGCGGCAAAATCCAGCGCCATGGCGGCAAAGGCATCGGAGACGACGGCGGGAAAATCTGCCCAAGAGGCAGCCGCTAGCGCGGCAAATCTGGACAGTGCCGTGAACACGGCAACGCAGAAAGCGGCGGCAGCTAGTGCTTCGGCGGAAGCAGCAAAGGCGAGCGAGAGTGCGGCAGCAAGCAGTGAGGCGGCTGCTAGAAAGTATGCGAACCGCGCAGAATTGGCAGCCAAGACAGCAGGTGAAGCCGCAGCGGAAAAGCTGAAACAGATGCAGGCGATCCAGGACGACGTAACGGCTAAGCAGGCCCAGACGGCTACCGATGCGACGGCGGCAGAAAAGGCAAAAGTAGCCGCTGAAGCCGCACAGAAAGATGCTGCGGCCAGCAAGGCTGCTGCCGCAAACAGTTCCGCAGCTGCCAAGACCAGTGAAGATGCAGCTGCAAAGAGCGCGGCAGATGCCGACAGCACTGCCAACAGCATCAAGGAGTCCATGACGCAGATTGCCGCGCTGCAGAAGCGCCAGAATGTGCTTGTTGGCAGCGAGATAGGCAACCCGGCAAGCTGTGATGACGCCTTTGCTGCACCACTGTGTGGGCTGAGTGTGTACGGAAAGAGCACGCAGAACGGGACACCCACGCCTGATGCGCCTGTGCCAATTGTAAGTGCAGGGGATGGCGGGAGCGTGGCGGTGAGGGTGACGGGGAAGAATCTGCTAAACCCGGCCTTGTTCCAAAATAATAAATATCAGGGTTTCAATGCCGAAACCGGTTATTATGGGATAGATAGTGTAAATGGTTATTGGATAACAGGCATTCAACCGTGCTTACCGAGTACAACATATCACTTTAATGCAATGATAGAAGGCGGTTGTTTTTATGATGAAAAAAAGAATGTAATCGGTATTGCTGATTTTGCGTTTACAATTAAAACGCCAGCGAAATGCGCGTATTACTGTTTTAATTTTTCATCAGTGCATGTGTCCTATGGCACGCCAATCATTGCAACAGTGAGTGAATCAACTGCCTATTCCCCCTACCGTGAACAGCTCCTCACCCTGCCCACTCCCAACGGCTTGCCCGGCATACCTGTCACCTCTGGTGGCAACTACACTGACCCGCAGGGCCAGCAGTGGGTGTGCGACGAGGTAGACTTGGAAAGAGGGGTGAAGGTGCAGAGGGTTGATAAAGCGGCTTTCGACAGCACAAAAACGTTGGCTGAGCAAAATGCAATTCTCACCACCCCCATCGAAAACCCGCTCACCCCTGCTGAAATTGCTGCTTACAAAGCCCTCACCGCTTACGCGCCCGACACCGTGGTTCAAGCTGGTGACGGTGCGGGGGTAAAGCTGGAATACCAGCGCGATGTGAACATTGCAATCAAAAAGCTTGAGGATGCCATTGCATCCATGACCGCTACCTAAAGGAGGGAAAGCATATGGCAATTAAATCCAAAGCCCGGCACGACCTGACCCTGCGCTCTATCAAGCGGGAAATCGCCGCCGGACGTGACGTGGCATACTGGTTGGACAAGGCGTACACCCATCTGGACAGTGGCC